TTTAAGATTATTAAAAGAGAGATAAAATGGCAGTTGTAAAGCAAGTTGAGATTATTGCTAAGACAGACAAAGCAGTTAAGGATGTAAAAAAACTTAACAAAGAAGTCGATGATACAGGCAAAAAAGGTAAAGCCGTAGGTACAGGATTAAAAGGTGCTTTTGCAGGTTTTAGTTCTGCGGTTGCAGGTGCTATTCCAATGTTAGCAAGGTTAAAAGTTGCAATGATCAGCACAGGAGTTGGTGCTTTGGTTGTGGCTTTTGGTTCTCTAGTTGCTTTAATTAAATCAGCAGCAACGGTAGGAGCAGATTTCCAACAAGCCTTGTCGGGACTAGAAGCAATCTCGGGCGCTACTGCAGATGAGATGGGTGTTCTTTCTACACAGGCTAGAGAACTTGGAGCATCAACTGCCTATACCGCAATTCAAGTAGTAGAACTACAAACTGAATTAGCCAAATTAGGATTTTCAACTAAAGGTATTACGGATTCAACTCCTGCAATATTAGACTTAGCATCTGCCTTAGATGTTGATCTTGCAAACGCAGCAGCATTAGCAGGTAGTACTGTAAGAGCCTTCGGATTAGAAACAGAAGATACTCAAAGAGTTGTTGATGTTCTTTCCTTAAGTGCGTCATCTGTCGCTTTAGATTTTGAGAGTTTAAAAGAATCATTTAAAAATGTTGCACCTGCAGCAAGATCGGTTGGAGTTAGCGTAGAACAAACCGCAGCTTTATTAGGAGTTTTAGCAAACGCAGGTGTAAAAGGAAGTAGAGGAGGAACTAAATTAAGTACTGCCTTTATTGAGTTAAATGCAAAAGGATTAACACTAGATCAAGCCTTAGAGAAAATAAGTACAAGTTCTAATAAACTCGGTACTGCAATGGCTTTAGCAGGTAAGACAGGAGGAACTGCATTAGTAACTTTAGCGAATGAAACACCACAAATAGCAGAACTTACAAAACAGTTTGAAAACGCTGAAGGTGCTGCTCGAGCAATGGCAGAAATAAAGCTAGATAATTTAGCAGGAGATATGACTAAACTAGGTTCTGCTTGGGAAGGATTTCTTCTAGGAATTGAGGATGGAGAAGGACCAATAAATAAACTGCAAAGATATTTAGTTCAAGGATTAACTGAGGGAGTTACTTTTTTAGGTAAAGCGCTTGATTTAACTGTTTTTGGTTTTAAAGATTTTTTTGAGTCAATACGAATTGGTTTATCAATGACCAATGATATTGTCTCGGGTAGCTTTGAATATTTTACAGGAATAATTAAAAAGTTTTCTAATGAAGCTATTTTATTAATTTCTAAAATTCCTTATATAGGCAAAGCAATAGATGCGGAAAAAATAAAGGCTAATTTATTAATAGCAGAAGCACAGTTAGAGGCTAGTCAAAAAAGGATTCAAGAGGGAGTTGATAAGTCGGGAGAACTTACCGCAAGAAAGAATACTTTTTGGGTAAGATACAGACTATCTCAAGAGGATAAGGAAGTAAGACTTGCCGAACAAGCTGCTAAAAAATATGAAGAAGAAAAAACCTTAGTTGATCAAGAAGCAAGGGATGCGGAAATAGCAAGATTAAAAAAGGAAAGAGAAAAAGCAGAAGCGGATCGATTAAAGTTATTAGCTAAATTAACTAAAAAAGAAGAAGACTTAAGAGCAGATTCTGCTATGAAAAAGTTGGAACTTGAAAAGCAAAGAGCCTATGCAGAAATTGAATCACTAAAAATAACTGAAGAACAAAAAATTGCTTTAAGATTAGCTTATGATGAATCTTATAATTTACAAAAAGGATTAATTGATGCTCAATTAGACGCTGATAAAAAAGCTAGAGATGAGGAAACTCATGCTGCGAATGTAGCTATTTTCCGAGAACAAGAAGCAATGAACCAAAGATCATTAGACGGAATTGTAGCAATAGCAGGAGCAGAAAGTAGATTAGGAAAAGCAGCCTTAATAGCGAAACAAGCAATGGCAGCAAAGGAACTTTTAATAGACATGGGAGTTCTACAAAGCAAAGCCACAAAGGCATCTTTAGAAGCAGGATTAGATGCAGCAGTAGCAGGACAATCGATTGGAACAGGATTTGCAAGAACGTTAGGATTAGGATTGCCTCAAGCATTGCCCTTTTTAGTTTCTTACGGTATTACCGCAGCAGGTATTATATCAAGTGTAATTAAAGCAGTTAAAGGAACAAAAAAGGTAGCAACACAGATAGGCGGTAATGATTCACCAATGCCATCAATAACAACTCCAACGGCAACAGTAGGATCAGAACCACAAGCACCACAATTCAACGTAGTAGGTACAAGTGGAACAAGTCAAATCGCTGATTTAATGGGATCACAACCACCTATAAAGGCTTATGTGGTTTCAAGTGATGTTACAACCTCACAAAGTTTAGATCGTAACATAATCGAATCAGCTACTATATAAAAGCAAAATAAAAAAAAATAAACGTTACATAAATATGAAGATAGTAGAATTAGTTTTAGATGAAAATGAGGAAAGCGGAATAGAAGCGATTTCTATTGTTGAATCACCTGCCATAGAATCTGATTTTGTCGCTTTAAAGTCTGATGAAATTAAACTAGCAGAAGTAGACAAAGAAAAGAAAATTCTAATGGGCGCTTTATTAATCCCAAATAAGCCGATATACAGAAAAACAGAAGGAGATGAGTATTATATATATTTCTCAAAAGATACTGTCTTAAAAGCCTCGCAAAGATACTTAACGAACGGATACCAAAACAATTCAACCCTAGAACATTCTAGTAACCTACAAGGATTGACTTTAGTTGAAAGTTGGATAGTTGAAGATGAGGTTCAAGATAAATCAAGAAAGTATAATATGAGTGTTCCTGTTGGAACTTGGATGGGTACGGTTAAAGTAAACAACGAAGAAGTATGGAACGATTATGTGAAAACGGGAAAGGTAAAGGGATTTAGTATTGAAGGGTTCTTTGCAGATAAGATAGAAGCATCAAAATTAAGTCTAGAAGATATTGATGAAGAAGAAGTAAAAGAAATGCTTTCAATGATTAGAGGCATTGTAAAGGATGGTAAGATAGAAATGGAATCCTATTCAGATTATCCCGACTCAGTTAAGAACAACGCTAAAAGAGGAATTGAATTAAATAAGAAAGTTAACAATAAATGCGCAACAGATGTAGGTAAAATAAGAGCGCAACAACTATCAAAAGGAAAGCCTATTTCAGTAAGTACAATAAAAAGAATGTACTCTTATTTAAGTAGAGCAGAGGAGTATTATAATCCATCGGACACAAAAGCCTGTGGAACTATCTCATATCTTTTATGGGGAGGTAAATCTGCTAAGACTTGGGCATTAAGTAAATTGAAACAATTAAAAGAAATATAATGCAAGGCATTAAAAGAAATAATTACATCCCTAATCCTACTTCCCCAAGAGGAGGTAGAAGAGCGTGTTTGTGTCAAAATAATACCTATTCAATAGAATGTTGTGATGGTGATAATTGGGCTCAAGGCATTGGTGTTATTACAGGTGTAGAAGGTAATTTTTTAGCAAAAGAAGATGATGATTTGATTCTTCAAGAGGATAACAATAAAATTATAGTATAATGGCAAATTCAAAAATATCCGCTTTACCAATAGCAACTGCATTGCAAGGTGATGAATCTTTTGCATTGGTTCAAAGTGGTACAACTAAAAGAACTACGTTAAGTGATATAGACAATTATGTTATTGCAACACACATAACAGTTGCAGATGGTACTACTGTAAATTTATCAGATAGCACTTATACTAGTTCTACTTTAATAAAGTTTACATTTACTGCAACGGGAGGAGTAGAGAATGCAACGGTTAATTTGCCCGATGTAAACGGAACAAACACAAACAGATTAATAAGGTTTATATCTGATTCAACATTTACATCCAATACAAGAGTAAATTTAACTACCACAAATGGAGCAACCATAGATGGTTCAGCATCTCCTTATACAATCAACAAAGAGTACGAAGGTGTTCAGTTGTGGAGCGATGGAACAGAGTGGTTCATAGTTCAAAAGAAAGCATGAAAATGCAAAATAAATTTTAATAAACGTTATATCAATATGAAATCAAATGAAGTTTTAAACCAAATCAAAACGGTTTTAGGAATTGAAGTTGATCTTGAAAAGAAAGAGATTAAACTAGAAAGCCTAAAATTAGAAAATGGAACTGTTGTAGAAGCAGAATCATTTGAAGAAGGTAATGATATTTTTATCATGACTGAAGATGAAAAGGTAGCACTTCCCGTTGGTGAATATATGCTTGAAGATTCAAGACTTTTAGTTGTTGAAGAAGAAGGCAAAATTGCTGATGTTAGAGAAGTGAGTGATGAAGTTCCACAAGAAGAAACAGAAGATTTAGTTGAAGAAGATTTAGCTGAAGAAGCGGATGTTGCTGATTGGCAAGGAATGGAAGTAAGAATTAAAAATCTTGAGGATGCTATTGCGGATTTAAAAGCGGACAAAGTGGAAGCTAGTAAGGTAGAGGAGGAAGTTAAAAAAGAAGTTGAACAAAAACTTTCTACTGAACCTGCAGCAAAAGCTATTAAGCATAATCCCGAAGGTGATTCAAGTAAACAAGTAAAAATGCACATTTCTCCTAAAAGAGTAATGAGTACTAAAGATAGAGTTTTTCAAAAAATATCAAATTTAAAATAAAATGGCTGTAAATATAACAAGCACGTATGCAGGAGAGTTCGCAGGAGAATACATTTCCGCTGCACTTCTAAGCGGTAACACTATTGCAAATGGTGGGATCGAAGTAAAACCAAACATAAAGTATAAAGAAGTTATCAAAAAGGTAACTACTAGTGGTTTGATAGTAGATGCAACTTGTGATTTCACAAGTGCAGGATCAGTTACATTAACTGAAAGAATTATTCAACCCGAATATTTTCAAGTAAATCAAGAGATGTGTCTCACACCTTTCCAATCTGATTGGGAGGCTGCACAAATGGGATATTCTGCTTTTGATCAACTCCCCCCCAAGTTCTCCGATTTCATTATCGGGCAATTTGCGTCTGAGGTAGCGGCTAAAACAGAATCTAATATTTGGAGTGGAGTGACAGGAAACGCAGGTGAGTTTGACGGCTTTACAACTCTTATGACGGCTGACGCTGATGTAATTGATGTAGCTGCAGGTGCAGTTGTTGTTGGAAATGTAGTTGCTGAAATGCAGAAAATAGTTGATGCTATTCCTGCTACTTTGTTCGGTAAGGAAGATTTACACATCTATGTATCACAAAACATTGCCAAGGCTTATGTTGGTGCAATGGGTGCATTAGGAAGTGGTATTGACAACAGAGG